TGATAATGTTGATCGTCAGGGAGACAGAGTAACTGCTGAAGCGTCTCAAAAAGCATTTGAAAACTTTAGAGGAAATGTTCGCCTTATGCACCAGCCAATTCCTGCAGGTAAAGTTGTTAACTTTAGAACAGAATCATTTTTTGATCCAGGAACAAACAAGCAATATAATGGCGTATACGTTGATGCTTATATTTCAAAAGGTGCTACTGATATCTGGGAAATGGTACTAGATGGTACCCTAACTGGCTTTTCAATTGGTGGTAATGTAAAAGATTCAGAGCCAGTGCTAGATGCAGAATCACAATCTACCGTTAGAATTATTAAAGACTATGACCTAGTAGAACTATCCCTTGTTGACTCACCTGCAAATCAACTTGCAAACATTTTTTCTATTCAAAAAGATCTACAAGGTGGATCAATTGCAGATGGTATTTTTAACAAGTCAAACATTCAAAATGTTTTTTGGTGTGAAAATGATGAGCTTGCATACACAGATGAAAATGAAGCACATAAGTGTGCAAACTGTGGAGATGACTTAAAGTCAATTGGATGGATTGATGAGGTTACACAAGAAAACGTTGCCAAGGCAGTATTTGCTATGGTTGAAAAAGCACAAAACGTTGTAACAAATGAAGAAACTCCAAACAAGTATGCAGATCAAAAGAATAAGTTTAAGTCTGATCTTGAGACAAAGAAAAAGAAAAACAAAGAAATGTATAAAGCTTCATATTCTGTTGGAGATTTTGTTCAATGGAACTCTTCAGGTGGAACTGCTCGTGGTAAAATAACAAGAGTAGTAAATAATGGTAAAATTAATGTACCTAACTCTTCTGTAAGTGTTACTGGTACACCAGAAGATCCTGCAGTAGTTATAACAGTTTACAGAAAAGAAGGAAACTCATGGAAACCAACAGACACAAAGGTTGGACATAAAATGAATACGCTAAGATCCTGGGCAGCAAAAGTTGCCAAATCTGTTGGCGTAAATATAGGCTTACTACCAAACGAGGTAGTAAAAAAGGCAATTGAAACACAGTCAGTTGCCAACCAAATTATCAAAGGAGGTGTTGAAGTGGCTGAAAACACAGAAGACACAACAGTAGAAACTGTAGAAGACGTAATCGTTGACGAAGTAGTTGTAGAAGATGAATCGGTAGTTGAAGAGGTAGAAGTATCTGAAGAAGCACCAGTATTAGAAGAAGAACTAGCAAAGTCTGACGAAATTACAGAAGATGCAGAGGTTGCAGATGCAGCCGAAGAAGTTACTGAAGAAGTAACTGAAGAACCTTCCACCGAAGATGGTGAGGCAACTGATATTGAAAAGGCTTTGAATGAAATCAAAGATTTCGTAGCTAGTGCATTGGAAGGATCTGTTGAAAAGAGCAATGAAACAATGACTGCTGTAACAAACACAGTAGCAGACGTAACAAAGGCTTTGACCGATAAGATCGCAACAATTGAATCAAGCAACGAAGAGCTTAACAAGGCTCTGGCTGATATCACGAATGCAATCACTTCTATTAATGGAAGAATAGAAGCTGTAGAAGAGGATACAGCAGTAAAGAAGTCTGGAGAATTGGAAAATTCCCCAGAAAAGGCTACCACGATGACAAAATCAGCGTGGGGTGGACGCTTCCTCGGCTCCGCAGAATACCTAAATTAAAAAAAGAAAAGAAGGTGAAATATAAAAATGAGTGATATTATCAATAAGGCTGCTGCAAGTGGTACAGTACTTTCTCCGCTAGAATCCCCAGGTGCAATGACTGCACAGGGAAATTCAAACGATGCAGGTGGTGTTCTTAACCCAGAGCAGTCTCGTCAGTTTATCGACTACATCTTTGATGAGATGGTTCTTGCCAATGATGGTCGTAGAGTTGTAATGAGAGCTAACACAATGGAGCTTGACAAAGTTCGTGTAGGTTCTCGCTTGGTTGCTAAGGCAACACAGGCAGAGCAAACAGGAAGCAATGCAGCCCCTGCGTTTACAAAGATCGAACTTACAACAACAAAGTTCCGCCTAGATTACGAACTTTCAACAGAATCCCTTGAGGACAACATTGAAGGTGAGCAGCTAGAGGATCACATCGTACGCTTGATGGCAACTCAGTTCGGAAACGATCTTGAGGATATTGCAATCAATGGTGCATCTGGTGCAACCTCAGGTTACTACCAAAGCACACTTGATGGCTTTATCAAGCAGATCCGTGACACATCCTATGTGGGTGCTCACGAAGCTGCTGCAGCAAGTGCAACAATGACTAACGTTTGGGAATCATCCCCTGAAACATCGGATGGTGCTACAACAACACTTGGCTTGGACGCTATCGAAGCAATCTACAATGCATTGCCTCGTAAGTTCAAGGCTCGTAGAGGCGATCTCAAGTTCTACATGAACTCCAAGCATTTGCAGGAAGTTCTTTCAGAACTAAGAAACACTAGCGTTGCTGGTGAAATCGTTGCTACCCGTGTGATTGATGGTGTACTTCCACAGGTTGGTGGACCAGCAGGTGCTCAGTACCTGATCTTCGGTCTTCCAGTACTTGAAGTTCCATTGTACCCAGACAACTACGTTGATCTAACTCTCCCAAGTAACCGTATCTGGGGCTTCCAGCGTGATGTAACCGTACATCGTGAATTCAAGCCTAAGAAGGATACCGTAGAGTACACAGTATACGTCCGTATGGGTGTAGCTATCGAAGAAAAGTCAGCAGTTGCTTACGCAGAACGAGCTAGCTAATTTCTAAATATGACAGGGGCTACTTCGGTAGCCCCTGTTCTATTTTTGTAGTATAATTTATGATAGGAGGATTTTGTGTTAAACGAAAAAACAGTTTACGAACTAAAAACAATTTGCATGATGTATGACATTGGGTATCCAAAAAATTCTAAAAAAGCAGATATTGTTGAGGCAATTGAAAAAGCTGGCATTACATTAGAACAGTTTGAAAAAGAATTTGGTGTAAAAGAAGAATACACTGAAGCAGTTATTGAAGAAAAGCCAAAAGTTATAGTAGATAAAAAAGAAGAAGTAGTTACACAAATCCAAGAAAAGGTTTTGTTAAAGATGATTCACCCAAGAGGTGCTTATAATGTTGGAAATGGCATCATATTTACAATTGATGAGCCATTTAAGGCTATACAAAAAGATCAAGCTCTTGATATTTTAAAAAGAGCAAAAAATGAAGTTAGGGAGGCTACGCCAGAAGAGGTTTCATATTTCTATGGTGTAAGTGTTTAATTAAATGAAGGAATATTTAAGATCAGATGGAGACACTCTTGCAATACCTTATAAGTCATCCATCAATGCAGAGTCTATAGTTTTTAATGTTTACGATATTGACCTAGAAGAGTACCTCCAGTCAGATGAGTCAAATGCTAAAGTAGCAAATGTAACTGCTGCATCTGGAGATGGAACCACAATTACCTATACAGCATCTAATAATTTTTCGGTTGGAACTGTAGTTACTATTACTGGTTTAACCACCACAACAGGTTCAAGTTTAAATAAGTCAAATGTTGTTGTTGCTTCTAGAACAGCATCACAATTTACAGTTACAAATACAACAGTTGGAACTGCCGTTGCACCACAAACAGGTAAAGCATTAGAAATTACTTCAAATTTTAACCTATTACTTAATCAAGAAGTAACAGCGTATGATAGAAGATTAAAAATTGAAATTCAGGCAATCTCCTCCAACACATATGTTGAGGATGAAATGTATGCAACTATTGTAAGACCATACGCTACTCCAGAAGAGATTGCAGAATATGCAGGACTTACTATAGTATCTGCGTCTCCAAGTTCTGGTGAAATTACTAGAGCAGAGTTAATAAAACTTGAAAAAAAGGCAAGACTATATATAAATGCAAAAGTTGGAGATGAATTTAAATTCACTTACAAGACCGTAGGAACCCTTGGTCAAGGAACAGATGTTTTACACTTAGGTCAAAGAGTTGAGTCATTTAATCAAATCATAAAAGACGATGAGATTGTTTGGGACACCACCTCTGATCCAGAGATAGATATACTTGAGTATGACGTTGCAATTCAAAGAGGAAAAACCAGCCTTAAGGTTGTTGCAATTGCAGAAAACATTAACGAGTGGACAGATGTAAGTGTTTTAAAGTCTTATGGATTCTTTGAAAAAAATAGCTCATATGCAGTTCGTGGAGAATATGGATGGAAATATATTCCAGTAGATATTAATCAAGCAACTTGCGAGCTGGTAAATGATATGCTATGTTCAGACTTTAGCTACAGGACTAAGGGAGTTAAATCTATTAAGAATGATGCATACTCTGTAGAGTTTAAGGACGCACCAATCAATGAAATTGTTGATGCTCTAATTTCTGGATATAAAAGATTTGATATGTGGGCGGTATAGCCCATGAGTTGTATTAGTCACTCAGCCTATAATATGAAGGCAGATATCTATAGTTCAACAAAGACACAAGATGCAAGCAGTGGTGTTATTCAGAATGTGTGGGCAAAGGTAGATACAATTGACTGCTTAGCAAAAGGAATTGTAAGAGACACAATATCTGGAAACTCAAGTGCTTTAGATATAAAAAATTATCTTCTAAATTTGAGTAATATTGTAAAAGTTAGAAGTGCAAATCCAATTTCTTCAGAAAATAGAGTAGTTGCCATTAGGAATAGCCAAGGAGTCATCTGGAGCGAATCTGGGGTCATTACAACTGCAGGTGGGTACGAAGGAGCAACTATTTTTGAACCTCGTGGAAGCACCCCAATTCTTGATTTTGACGGAAGAGTGATTGAATATGAAACCGTTCTACAAAGACAGGAAATTTTAACCCTGGAGACTAGCTAATGGCTAAGGTAGAAACATCCTCTCTAAAGGCTCTAACGAAGCCTAGAGCAAGAAAAAACATTAAGACTGGTAATATATCCGAAAAAATAATATCTACCGTAATCTTCAATTCTGAATTAGTTAATCAACTTGGAAATGAAGAAAAGCCAAGGATACAGTTAGCAGGTCTTAAAATGCTTGCAACTTACTTTGAGGCATATGTAGATAATCTGGCAAGAAGTAATCCTTATAGATTTCATCACATATATGAATGGAATGCAACTGGTCAAAAAAGTGCCAGGCTTTTTCAGTCAAACTTAGTTGAAGGAAAGATACCTGCCCTAACATATTCTTTTAGACCATCAACAAGACCATCAGATAGCGGATATGTGTTTAAGAATAAAGCTTTTGTTATGGAAAATGCTTTACCATTAACAATTAAGCCAAGACAAGAAGAGTATCTTAGATTTGAAGTAGATGGAAACTTTGTTACTGCTAAATCAGTTTATGTTGCAAATCCTGGTGGAACAGAAGTGGGTGGTTCTTTTTCTGAAGTATTTAGTATGTTTATGGCAACAATGGGAAACAATGCACTGGAAGACTTAGGGTTCTTTGAAAAGATTGAAAAGGGTATAGCAAATGAATCCAAGATCAATCTTGCTAGGGTAAGTTCTGGTAAAATAGAAGGTATGGCATCAGCAGCAGCATCTTCTGCCAATAAAATAGTTAGAGGATTGAGATAATGACAAGCAACAATAACCTTCCCATTTATCACATCAATAAATATATTTGGGATCTTGCAAAGGGAGATGTTGACGGAGAAGACTATTCTTCTACATGGGATACCTCTTCATACACTTATCAGCCCTTTTTCCCAGTAAATGAGTCCTTGGCTGCAGGTACAGAACTAACACCATTTGTCCTTTATGACTTTTTATACACACCTCCAAGTAATACTCAATGGTTCATAGATTGTGAAAAAGCAGTATATACAATAATTGGAGAGGTTCCTAAAGTTTATGAAGTAAGAGACTTTATCTATAGAGCATTGAAGAAATTTGATACTTCTGCACAAGAAATTAACTCCCATATCAATGACTCTGAAATTAGATTTAAGTTTATTAAGTGTGAAATGTCTAATTTTATGATGGATGAGAAGAGAATTGACAGCTTTAAGCCTAAATTTGTAACCTCTTTGATCCTTAGCTACGACTATACTAAATCATAAACCCATATGTGATACTATTGAGTTGAGGAAGCAAGCCACAGTAAGTCATATTTTATAAAATGACAGGAGGTGTAATTATACACTATGGCAATTGGTAATGCAAAAAATATTATCGTAGGTGCTGGTGCTCTTTATGTAGGAGCAACAACTGGCACTGAATACGGTCCAGATACTCTACCTGCAGCAGTGGCAACACTCGCTACATCAACAGTATCTCTTCAGGACCCAGCAAACGTAGATTCAACAGACTGGAAGTCGGTAGGCTACACATCTGAAGGTGCTGAGCTCTCATTTGAGCCAGACTTCGGTGAAGTACAGGTAGACCAACTTCTTGACGTTGCAAAGATCTTCAAGCAAGGTCAGAGAGTTATGGTAAACACAACACTTACAGAGGCAACTCTTGAGAACATGCTTATCGTTCTTGGTGCAGATGGAGATGACCTTAATGGTTCTTCAACCGCATCAGTACAAACTTTCACAATTAACGGTGGTTCCCTTGGATACACTCCGTTAGAACGCTCTATCGCAATCATTGGTCCAGGTCCAGATTCAAAGCTGACAGGAACAAAGAAAGTGGAAAGAGTTTATGTTGGATATCGTGCCCTTTCAATGGACACAGTAACAGTAGGTATTAGAAGAAACGAAGCAACAGTTTTCCCTGTTTCTTTCCGTCTCCTAGCATCTTCAACAAACACTGCTACAGATGGTAATGCTACTTATGGCAAGATTATCGACAGAGTTTGGCAACCAGTCTAACTATAACTAAATATTGTATAATAGGGTGGGCAGGACTTTTCCTGCTCACCCTATTGTTATAACTAAAAATGCTATATAATTAAAGAGAACAAAGGAGAATTTATGGCAACCAAAGTATACGAAAGCGTAGAGCTTGAGTTAATCAATGGTGATGTAATTAATGTAAAACCACTTAATCTAAAGAACTTAAGAGAAGTAATGAAAGAGTGGAGCAAGGCATCTGAAGCCAAGGACGAAGATGAGTTCCTTGACATTCTTATCAATTGCACACAAATTGCTTTTAAGCAATTTAACCCTAGCCTTGCTGGGGATAGAGAAGCACTAGAAGGTGCTCTAGATCTTCAGACAATGTATAAAATCTTGGAGGTGGCTGCTGAAATTAAGCTGAACGACCCAAATCTCGTGGCGATGGCTCAGGAACTAGTTGGAACGAACTAGACCTGGCAGAGCTTGAGGCTGAAGTCTTTATGCTTGGACACTGGAAAGACTATGACGAACTAGAAAATAGTCTTTCTATGCCAGAACTGACAGCAACTTTAAAAGCTATGTATAAAACAGAAAATAGAAAAAATAAATTTCTTGCAAAACTGCAAGGAATTGATATAGACGAGGATTCAGAATCTGGCGGTAATCCAGAGGACAGACCTGTCACTTTTTCTGAAATACAGGCTAGAGCCATCGCAAAAGTAACGAACGATCAAAGTCAAGCAAGAGCAGCTGAGTTTGGTTTTACGTCAGACATAGGCGTAGGATACGAATTCTATGGAGGTGACGATTAACCATGGCGGATGTAAGAGCCACGTTTGTTTATGATGCAAATTTTAGTAGTGCTATATCACAAGTAAAAGCACTATCTAAAGAAGTATCTCTACTTAATCAATCATTCAATGCATTTGATAAAGTAGCAAACAATCAAAAAATGAAGTTTGCTAACGCTTTTAAATCAACCGTTGGTGACATTGGTGGCTTTACAACCAAAATGGTTGATATGACCTCATCGGTTGATGCCTTTGGTACAGCCCTTG